TGGGGTTGTCTCCCCACGCAAAATAATCATTGGCAAAGCAGCTGTCTATTACCGGCGCCACCTTCATGATGTCTGAGGGGCGGACCAGTTTCAGGTTCTTATAGGCTTTTGCGTCAAAGCCTATTCCCTTTAGGTACTGCGCCAGCAGTGCATACCGGAAGTCGTCTATTGCCATCATCTTGATGGAGTAATATTCCTTTTGCATCTCTATGTACTCCACTATGGTCTCCGGGTGGATCTCCACATCATCCACCAGGTCGATCAGTCCCCTGTTAGCCCACTCTTGCCATGGAGCTTTGATCCGTGGCAGATCTT